TTGACGTTGCCTTATCTGCCACAAAATCAGGGCAGGAAGTCAGGCAATTACTTAAAGAAAAGGCATTACGCAAAATGTCGATTAGTTTTTACGCCAAACGTCCGACACGTATTCCAGATTCAGCCATCCGCGAGATCTGGCAGAAATACAACTACAAGCCAAGCGAAGCCCAGAAGCAACTGGCGAAGTCAGGTGCAAACCTGATCAGCGAGGTGGCAGAGGTCTTGGAAGTCTCCATTGTGCCGATTCCCGCCAATCCCGGCGCGGAAGTGATCGCAGTCAAGTCTCACGACGACTGTGATACACCGGCATTACCACCCACTGGCTTCGTGCAAGTGGCCGGAAAGCTGCTCGATTTCACCGCTTTAGTCAAGCGGTGCGAGCTGTCAGACCGTGTCATTTCTGAGTATCAATCGCCAAACCGGCGACATAAGTAAGGAGGCCACTCAAATGGCTTTGACAGAGACTCGCACGGCTTCGGCGATTGCTGAAGACCGTCTTCGCTTGGCTGCGCAGGTTCAGGGCTTGCGTGATGAACTGGTATCGGCTCCCGATGAAGTGCGTGCTGAGAAGTCTGCCGACTTGTCGAGCCTGATGGATCAGCTTGAACGCTGCGACGGCGAATACCAACTGGCCGCATCGCTTGAGCGTGCCAATCAGATGATCGAAAAAATGAGCCGACAACCGAATCGGCCTGAGCCGACCGTTTACGGGTCAAACGTCCAATATCAACCGGCCCGCGTCTCATACGATGGCCGCGTGCTGGATAATGGCGGGCTTGCCGATCCGTCTGACAAGTCGGCATTGGCATCACCTGAATATCACCAGGCATTCAAGGCACTGATCCAGGCACGCGGACGCATTGAACTGGTCAAGAGTTCAAGCCTGCGGAACATGCTGGAAGTCTATGGTAAGGGCGGCGACTTTGGCCTGCCTTCCAACGAGTTTTATATGCCTTTTTCAAAGGATATGACACTTGGCACCACCACCAACGGTACCAACACCGTAACGCCTGATTTCCGCTCTGATGTGATTGTTGGGCGAACTGTTGCCCCTGTAATGACACGCATCTGTCGCGTGATCAATACAAATGTCAATCAGGTGACGTTCCCACGTGACTCAAACACGAACAATATCACCACCTCGCCGCAGTATGGTACGACGTTCCGCCCGTTCATGGGTGAAACAGTCAATACCACGCTGTCAAAGATCGACACCGGCCCGTTCACTCAGTTGACCATCCCGGTAAATACCGGCACGATGTTTACTGACGTTTCGGCTGACTTCTTCGCCGACGTGGCAGGGATTTCCAACTATATCCAGACAGAGGCCAGCAAGGCATTCGCTGCTGTGGTTGATAATCAGGTGATCAATGGCGTCACCGCATCGACCGAAGCCGAGGGGGTTATTTCCAACACTTCTGTTGGCATCACTAAGACCGGCAGCAATAACACGCTTGTCGCATCCAAGGTGATCGACGGATTCTACGCTTTGGCCGATCAGTATGCCACAAACCTTTCATGGGTCATGCGTCGCGCGACTCATGGCAAGCTGGTTGCCCTGAATGACAGCACCAACAGAAGCCTTTTCTTAGGCTCTGCTGACTCTGGTTACACGCAGGGTATCACCCCGGCATTGATGGGGCAGCCGATCTATTTCAACGGCTTCGTGCCTGCATCGGGTGCATCAACGCCTAAGTCGATTGTGCTGGGCGATTTCAACGAGTACATCCTACTTCTGCGGCAGGGCTTTACGGTCTCGATTGACGAAGTATCGATGGCCTATGCGAACCGCGTCCGCATTGCGGTAAAATACCGCTTTGGCGGTGCTGTGAGAGACACACGAGCCTTCCAGATTATTCAGGAACTCGTGTAAGTTTTGAGGGCGTGCCCCTCGCCGTTCCCGGTTGTCAGATGCTTCGGCAGCCGGGGGCGGTTTTTACCTTACTTTACTTATCCCACTGAAATAAGACTACTGTACTATGCCTGCATACATCACACAGAATGAAGCGGCCTTATTTGCTGAAACGCTTGGCAGTGTATCGGCCATGCGTGCCACCGTGCTATTAACTGCCGCATCGACCATGCTTGACCAGTTCACAGGCAGGACTTTTACAGGTGCTGAACTAACCGACAGCGTGAAAGCTGGCATTGCCATGTGTGCCGAATGGATGGCGACATCAAACCCGGCAGGTGGCACGATCATCAAAGAAAAGATTGGCGACTACGATGTCAGTTATGCGACGCCTGAAGCGGGCAGCATCCCTGTTGCCATCCAGATGTTGTGGGCACCGTATAAGATCGTGGCAGTCGGATGATTAAAGCCTCTTATACGCTGAATTGGTCTGGCGGTGAATATTCTGTCAGGCTCCATCGCGAGCTTGTGAAAGCCGTTCAGAAATCTGGTGAGATGGTACAGCGAACGGCTGTCAAATCGCTGTCAGTCAGTGGGCAGGCGGCTATGAAGCCAACTGGCTTAAATCGTGCCAAAGGCCCAGGCGTCAGCAAGATGAACGCGACGCAAAAGAACATGCGGATCTTGAACACTGGCATCAGCAACATCAGCAAGCTAAAGACGGTCAAAGGGTTAAAGACACCCACCACGCTCCGCTTTGGCGGCTCTTATGGAGGGGTTGATCGCATCTACTGGAACAACGACACCCGCCGATGGACAACATCATCACCACCAGGCACGCCACCGCATCGACAGAGCGGAAGATTGCGTGAAATCGTGGTTGAAAGGGTTCAGGGCGGCTTAAAGGCTAAAGTTGGCCCGCGTCAGGGGCTCATCTATGCCCGGATTCAAGAGCTTGGTGGCAAAGCAATGATCCGACTCCCCGCCCGCCCATACATGCGGCCTGCATTTGAAGCCAATCAGCAGGCCATTCTATTTCAATTCGCACTTGCCGTTCAGAAGGCCGCGAAATGACGTTTCCGCATTCCATTGAACTCCTGCCGAAGTCGGCAGTGACGAGCAACATTGCAGGCTTTGGCTATAGCTATCCAGCCACCGGCGATAGTTATCGGGCATATGTACAACATCGGTCAGAGTCATTACAGGTCATTAACAACACGGGCGGCGTATCAACTGGCGTAGTGGTCTATGCCGATTCAACCTGTCCGGCTGCGACGTATGACAGATTCAATTTCAATGGCAATCAGTTTGAAATTACCGGCGTGATGCCACAATACACGCCTCGCGGCAATCATCACCTCAGAATAATGGCCGTGGAGCTATCACAGAAATAATGCAATTATCAAACCGCATCACTGCCATTAAAACCGCATGGGCGGCAGCCACCCCCACCGTGCCGCTGTATTATCAACTGGCACCTGAAAACACCGTCTGCCCGTTTGCCGTTCTGCGTATCGGCCCGGTCACTCCCGGCGAACAGGATATAACCAATAAAGACTGGGAAGCCACTGCGACGATTGTGGCTTACGAAACAACGGACACCGCCATTTTGTCGCTGAATGATTCGATTGTGAATCTGTTTGAGCGTGGCAATATCAGCGGGTTCTACAGTTCAACCGTGCAATCGGCTGAAGTTGAGTTTAACTACGGCGATCAGATGGCCGTCTGGTCGGCTTCTATTTCCGTTTCGCTTTTCTGGACTATCTAACAACTGAAAGGGGCTAATCATGCCAAAAATCGCATTCTATAATACGACGCTTTCATTCGCCGGGTCAAATATTTCTGTTTCATCGGTATCGCTTACCGACTCGGCAGAACTGGCGGACGTTTCTGACACTGGCAGTGAATACGTTCAGCGAATCCGTGCCCTGCGTGATCGTCAGGCCACCGCAACGGTATATGCCACAGGCAGCGCACCGCTCACCATCGGGGCAACCGGCAACCTCACCTGGTCGAGCAGCGGCGCACCAACATTCCCGGCCATTGTTGAATCGATTCAATATGGCAACGCCGACATTAAAGGCGCGATTCCGATCACGATTACATTTCGCGGCAACGGTTCTTAATCTGCTTTGAGGGGCAATTCATGAGCAAATTAACGACACCGATTGAAACGGTTGAAATCGCTGGCCAGACGCTCCGATTTGGCCGATTGACGCTAGGGGCAGCGGTTGAGCTTGAAGACTACTTACAGACTCTGCCAACGCCATTTGAGGCACTGGAAAACAGTAAGACGCTTCAACATATCGACCCTGAAATGCGTGAGCGGCTGATTCAAGAGAAATTGCAACAGCTTCATTTTTGGCCGCCTGATGCGTTAAACGCTCTGGCTAGTTCGCAATTTCTGACCAGTGCAAAATTCGGCATGGCGTTTCTGGTGGCCATGATCACCGCTTACAACAGCCACATATCAGCCACTGAAGCCCGTGAAATCGCTGCCAAAGCCAACCACGGCGATTTTATGACCGTTCACCGCATTGCATTAGGGCTAAACGACCCAAAAGCACCAGCCGCAGGCGACCCGCTGCCGATGCCGGGGGTGGCGACCGGATCACCTGGGGCCGAATCATCGCATGGCTGATGGCTGAACTGCACACCGGCTACCAACAGGCCGTTTCAATGCCTGTGATCACGGCATTTGATTTGATGTCACATCACGCTAAAAATAACGAAATGCCAGACCGAACATGAGTACAGTTGTCGGCAATTTATCTGTCGAGTTGGGCATCTCTGATGATCAGCTACGCGCTGGTCTTGCGTCGGCAATGGCACAGGCTCAACAGGCTGGACAGCGAATCAGCAATAGCTTGAATCAGGCTGGATCGTCTGTATCAGGCAAGGCGGCAGGTGGTGGCTTTGGCGGCTTCGGGCTGGCAATCTCACGTATGGCGGATGATGCTCAATATGGTTTCCGCGGCATTATTAACAATATGGAGCAATTAGGGGCGTCGGCTGCTGGTTCGCTGGGCATGTCGGCAGAAAAAGCGATGGCGTTCGGCTCAGTCCTCACCTTGACAGCCATCGCCGTTAATAATGCAATTCCAGAAATTGAAAAGATGCTCGACACCCGCACCGGCTTTGAAAAACTGGCAACATCGGCAGCCGGATTTTCAGGTTCAGTCAATACAAGCCTTGCATCTGTCAAAGCATTGGCGGCAGAGACGGAAAAGCTAATGCAGCAGGATAAAACGTCTGGCCTGCAAGCGTTCTTTCAGCGTCAGGCGGCTGGCCTTTTTGGTGATAACGCGGTTGGCCGATTCTTCGGTATGACCGAACAGCAGCAGATTCAAGCCAATAAAGACGCTGGCCGCCAGATTATGCGAAACCAGATTGATCTCTCAATCAGCCAGCCACAAGCGGCACGAATGCAGGAGGCTTTAGCGGCTGGCGGAGGATTGATTTCAGCGGAGCGAAACAAAGCATCATTTGAAACTGATAAGACAATGGCGTCCATGTTTGGCGACGCAATTAAAGGGCAGGCAGAGACTGCAAAAATGGCCATTGAACGGCAGTTAATGGCAGAAGGCGTTCAAGGCAATCAGGCCGAAATGGATGCACTTACCATGCTCGGCCAAGCATCAAAGGGCGTCAAGTCAGCATTTGAAGAACTTGCACGCCGAGTGCCTGAATTGCAACTGACCGAAAAACTCAAGGCCGCGATGGAACAAAAGAACATCGGTCAAGAGTTTGACAAGATGGTCAAAGATGAATTGGAACGCCAGAGCCTGCAAGCCAAAGCCGCCGGTATTGAGCGAAATATCAGTGATCTTGAGTTGAGAAACCAACGCACCGAAATCATCGGCGCGTCTGACGTATTTCAGCGTAATTTCATGGCTGGAACCAGCGAAGACCCGACCGTCAAGGCTATCGAAAAGCAGACGGAAGATCTGCGAGAAATCATGCAGCAGATTAAGGAATTGAATTAATGGGTGCCCCTTCTGTTGCCTATAAAATCAGCTACACCAGCCCGCCACGCTACAGCGGCAGCCGCGCAAATGGCCTGTCGGCTCAAGTTCGGTACAAAGTCGATTGGGCGAATGCGTTTACATTCGTGAATGACGTTCTGGGGGCCATAGATGGGTCGCCGTGGGCTTTTCCGGCATCTCCTAATCTCAAGGCCACCGAAGCCACGATAAACCCGATAGGCGTCAAATCTGGCGGTGCTGGCAATGGTACAACCGGCAGTGCTCCCGGTGAATACTTTGAAAAGGCTCACATTGATGTGACGTTCAATTCGCAGAGTCAGCAGGTCGGCGGCATG